GGCTGCGGCGAGGTTCGAGTAGAGCGGAGCGCCCGTCAGGGGGCCCTTCGCGTCGATGAACGCGGCGACGGCCGCCGAGTTCAGCCACATCGTATCCGGGGCCCGCTTGTAGACCTGGATCGACGTCTGATAGGCGCCGCCGACCTTGAGGTTCTCGGGGTCCATCGTCCCGCCGTCGTCGGGAACATGGCTGTTGCTCGCGCTGTCGGTGTAGCCCGTCAGGAGCGCGATCAGGGCCTTCGTGTCCGCGTCGAGCGCGTAGGCCATCGCCAGGTCGCCCGTGAGGATGTCGAAGAACGATCGCTCCGCGCGGTTGATCATCTGGATGCTGATATCCGCCCCGCCGAAGACGGTGACGTACGGGAAGGTCCCGGTACCGACCTGGGTGGCCGTCGTCGAGACGTCCGTCTTCTCACCCGACGCCTGCGTGCCGGCGACGGCCCGCTGCGTGATGATCGGGAGGAGCATCGAGGTCCCGATCGGGGCCGCGATCTGGCGCGTCGTCTGGAGGAACGGCCGCGCGCTGTTGATCAGGTCGTCGTAATCCGGGACCAGCGTCTCGGGGACGAGGCCCGGGTTGTCGGACGTGACGACGTCATCGAGGGCGAGGGTCTTCAGCTCCTTCTCACTGATCTTCTGGCCGCGCATCGTCCGCAGGGCGACTTCGAGCCAGTCGTGGAGCTTCGGCTTCGGGGCCGGCGCGCTGTCCTGGGGGACGGTGAACTGCGCCCGCTGCGCCTCGGCGAACTCGTCGAACTTGCTGAGGACGACGTCCATCCTCGTGTCCCAACGGGTGTCCGCTGCGGCCAGCTGCCGCTCGATCGCGGCGTTAATCGCCGCCGTATCCGGTCCCGTGACCGGGATCTCCTGCTCGGCCATCGGGCCTGTTCCTTTCTCGTCCTGCGAGAGGACGTAAGCGACGCCCGCAAGGGGCACGGGGAACGTGGGGTTCCATGTGGTGCTGACCTCGGCCAACCGGGCCGAGTTCGGGCCGTAGACGAGGACGCGCTTGCCGTCGATGGTCTTCGCCCTGGGGCCGGGAGCGACCTCGTCGAAGCCGACCGAGACGCCGCGGGACACGCCGTCGTTGGCAAGGGTCAGCTGCTCGTCGCCGCGCTGCGTCTTGCTGACCTTGAAGTCCATGTACGGGGCGTCGGGCTGGTCGTCGAACGAGGAGCCCAAGCCGGTCGGCGGATTGGCGTGGTCCATCCGCAGCCGAACGGACTTCGGATCGACCTCGCCGAACGCCCGCGGCTCGAACATGATCGGCCCGAAGCGCGAGTCCACGACCGTGTTGTACGTCAGGAGCTTCAACCCGAGACGCCGCTCCGCGACGTTCAACGTGAACTCGGCTTCGAGATCGAGCTGCCGATGCTCGCCGGCGTCCATCGCTCCTGCTCCTGCATTGCCTTCGGCCGTGTGAATGGCCGTCATGTGCGCGTCGAGGTGGGCCTGGGCGGCGTCGTGGTTCGTCAATCCCTGCGTCTGCGGCAGACGCTGGAGGGCCGCCCTGACGCCGTCGGCGTTCGGGGCGTCGCCCGGGTGCGAGTGATGGGGCAGGGCCCATGACGACTGCAAGGCCGGATCACCGGCCCGCCTGCCGGCGCAGATCGCCTCATACGCTGCCGCTGGGTTGTCCTGCTGCGTGGCATAGGACATCGCCGCTGCGCCGTCCCATGCTCCCTCGTCGACTCCGTCGGCCATAAGGAAAGACCTCCTACGCTGCGCAGAGGGCACTAGCGCGGAGGCCACTTCCGACGGCCACTCAGGGCACGATGTCGGCGTTCGGTGTTCGATTACGTCGGAGAGTAGCGCCGTCGTCGTTGCGTTGTCAACGAGCGGCGACGCCGGGGCACCGACCGAAGTCGACGTCGTCGCCGCTCATCGCCACGATATCGCAAGGCCGCACTTCGCAGCCTCGGCCTCGGACTGCCGGCCGCCGATGGAGTAGCGGTGCGGTGGCATCCGGCGGATGGTGCCGTCGGCCATGACCCGACGACTGTCGCCGCCCCGGAAGGCCCCGTCCATCGCGAGCATTCGGACCGTCTTCGCGCCCATCTGGGCGGCGACCCTGACCGCGATCGGGGCCGACATCGTGTTCCAGGCGAGGCCGAACTCGCTCTCGATGTCGATGACCCGGCGATACGGATAGTCGGCGTGGCAGTCGGGTGACTCGACGGCCGAATGGATCAGCCGCTCGGGAAGGACCGGCGGGACGAGGCAACCGTCCTTCTGCATCGTGTGGATCTCGTTGACGAGGCCGAGCTTGCGGACCTCGAGGATGGCCGTGTTCAGGACGATGACGGGGCCGTCCGGGAAGTCGGCCGGCGTCAGCCTGAGGAGCGAAGGGCCGGTCCCGACGATCGTCACGTTCACCGGACGACGCGGGCCCGCAGAGTCATCTGTCGATGGTCCCAGATCCGTTCGACCTTGCTGACCGTGAAGCCGGCGGCGACAAGGTCGACGTGCAGGCTGCGGGACGTCCAGCCGGTCTTGTGGAACTCGCCCTCGTGGAGCTGGTTGCCGAAGATCATCTGGAGCGCCCATTCCTCGCCGCGGTGCCTGATCCAGTAGCGCGTCACGTAGTCCAGGTCGGGGACGCTGATCGTCGCCGTGCCCTCGGGCCGCAGGACTCGGGCCCATTCCGTCAGGGTCGGCATGACCCGCTCCCGCGGGACGTGTTCGAGGGCGTGCGACGTCCAGATTTCGTCGACCGATCCGTCCGGGAACGGAAGGTCCCACATCTGGGCCGTGACGTCGGCCGGCGCGTAGGCGTCGACCGTCAGGAAGTCGGGCCCGTGGGCGGCGACGGAGCCGGCCCCGATGTCGAGCTTCACACGAGGGACCAGTCGATGTCGAACTGCGACCGGATCTCGTCGGTCAGCGGCAGCATCGCGTCCCGGTTCATCGTGGACGCCCGACTGTCCTTGCTGCGGGCGTCGTCGTGGCGCGTCCAGACCCAGGCCGGTTCTTCCGTCAATGGCTCGATCGGCGCAAGCCGGTCCATGCTCGTGTGATTGATATGCATGATCGTGTGCGTGTCCCGGGACGGCGAATAGAGGGCCGTGAACTGCGTCAGGACGTCGGTGCGGAGGTTGACCCTGCCGGCGTGGGTCCGCCAACCGACCGGAAGGGTCCAGATGATCCGCTTTCGGAGGGTGCGGGCCTCGGCCGCCGCCGTGAACCGCTCCAGGACCCACGGGGCGAAGGCGTCGTCATCGTCGATCCGGGTCGTCAGGGTCGGCCCGTCCCGCTCGATGTATTTCGGCCACGGGCCCCAGGGACGATCGAAGCGGTGGCCGCGGACCATCCGGCCGGCGTCGCCGGTCACGAGACGCAGGCCCGACTCGCGGAGGACGGAGATCCGCTCGTCGAGAAGCGGGTCCTTCGGGTCGATGAGGACCAGCCACGTCACGTCCTTCGTCGTCTGCGCGGCGAGGCTGCGAACGAGGACGCCTTCGGTCAGGTCGAGCCGGCGGCGGTTGACGTCGAGCGGAACGTCAGGCCCGTAGGCCGCCCGGGTCAGGAGATAGTGCCTCACGCCGCAACCGCAAGCTCCCCGGCCCAGTCGACGAGGGCGTCCACGGCCCGCTGCGCAGCGCCGGTACGGCGGGCGTAGACGAGGTCGAGGGCGGCTTCGCGGGAGGTCCGTTGCCCCGGCGTGTCCTCGATCGCCAGGGCAACGGCCTCGGTCAGGTTACCGCCCTCCTCGACGTTCACGCCGACCGAGGCCGCATCCCAGAAGCGGAGACCGTGATTGATATCGCGACGGTACTTCTTCGGGTTCATGACGACGACCGGACGGCCGGTGGCCGCGAACTCGAACAGGGTCGAGCTGGCGTCGTTCACGTAGACGTCGGCCCGGGCACAGACGTCGCCGAAGTAGCCGACGGTCTCGATCCCCATCCGCTGATAGAACGTCTTGAGGCGGTGGATGATCCTCGGATGGCCGTGGCCGATGACCTCGTACGTCTTCGCGAGCTCGGCGACCTGGTCCTTGAAGGCGTCCCAGGCGTTATCGGTCTCGGGACAGAGGGTGCATTTCCAATGGAATGAGACCGCGACGACGGGGGGAGATCGCCGCGGTCCCTCCTTTCGTGGAAGGCTGTCGAGCTTCGGGCAGCCGACGACCTCGATGCGGGCATCGGGATAGCGCTTCCGATCCCTTGCCGCCGGATGCTCGCCGGGATGGAGGAACAGGCCGACGCCGCCCCGGCCGCTGTTGCCGGCGTAGCTCGGGAACTTGTCGGAGCGAGGATCGCCGCCGAACGACTGGCCGCAGCCGTGCTCCATCAGCGCCACCGGCCGGCCCATCGCCCGGGCCCGCTTCATGTCCCCGGCCGCCGCCGTGATGACGGGGTTCGGCCCTGGGCGCATCGCGAAGCTGCGGCGGTAGAACGTGCCCCGGATCTCCTCCGGCAGGGCGTCCCAGATGGGCCGGATATGGTGCTCGAAGTGGACCTCTCCGGCGAGGGCGTCGATCATGCCGCGACGGGCGTCTTGCAGCGGGAGCAGTAGCGGGAGCCGGCCAGGAGCTTCTTGCCGCAATGGCGGTCGAAGCCGTCCATCGTCTTCCAGCCGCGCTTCCGCGCCGCTTCGGGCGAGAGCAGGCCGAGACAACGGGTCTCTCGCGACAGGCCGGCGGACGCCTGCGGCGGCGACGGCGGGATCGGCTCGTACTCGATGTCGCCGGGGAGGTAGCCCTCCTCGATCTGGGCCTGCTCGGGCGTGATGACGCCGAGCGGCACGCCGATGTTGTAGACGTCGTAACGGGTCTTGATATCGGCCCGCTGGAGGGCGCGGGTGTTGAACCTCGCCGCCTGCGTCCGCGGCAGGAGGTCCGAGAAGGCGGCCTCGATCGGCTCGAAGTAGGTCGGCGTCAGGCAGCCCCGGAGCAGTTCGATCCAGACGTCCGGGATCGACTGGTACGTCAGTGACGAGCCCGAGGCGTTGTATTCGAGGAGGACGCCGGGGATGCCGAACATCAGGGCGGCGTCGCCGTTGCCGTGCTGACGGGCGTCGAGCATCTGCGCGCCCTGGGGGTTCGTGTCGAGCTGCTGCACCGACTCGATGCCGGGATCGATGATCTTCGGCTCGTTCGGGTTGCCCGAGGACCAGTCCCGCTTCAGGGTCTGGGCCTCGGTCAGGCCGGTGTCGTCCTTGATCGTCGGATCGAGACCGTCGGCGGACTTGATGATGATCGGCGGGACGCCGCCGCCGGAGAAGAAGCTCGAAGCCCACTGCATCGCCTCGACGGCCACGGAGATGGCCGCGCCGCACATCTGGAGCGGCCCGATGCCGCGGAGCCGGTTGGCGTCGTCGCGGTGGTACATGATGTGGACGAAGCTGCCCGACGGGTTCGCGACGCTGTAGCGCGTGCCCTGCTTGACGTCGCCGGTCGTCGGATCGCCCCAGGTGTACGTCGGGCGCAGGGCGTTCAGCGGGTTCCCCTGGACCTGGACCTGCCACGGCGGGATGTTGACGAGGGCGATCGGCAGGCCGTCGCCGTCGCGGTTGGCGATCCACAGGATCGTCTCGCCGCGCGTCGCCCGGTAGTACGCCATGTCCCGATACGTCTCGTACGGCGTGTCGTAGGGGTTCGGGCGGGCGAGGATGATCGGCGTCGGGTCCATCGGCACGCCGTTCCGCCATCCCTGCATCGAGACGGAGCCGACGGTATGGCTGATGAGGGTGACGGCCCGCTGGATCGCCGGGACGCTGAGGGCTTCCTGGACGCTCGCGAAGGGTGCCGGCCGGTTGGCCGCCCTGATCCGCTCGATCTGCGTCTCCAGGGACGGGAACTCGGGCGACTGAAGCTCGATCCGCTCCTGCATCGGCTGAAGGGCCATGAGGCGAGTGACGCTGTCCCAAAGACTCATTGCACCCTCAGTCCCCCGCTCGTCTTCGGCTTCGATGCCAGTCCGACGGCCCTGATGGCCGCGAGAGACGCCGTGATCGGCCGGTCTTCCTTCGCCGTGACGGCCTGATACGTGCCCTCGGGGCCGTCCTGCCGTCGGACCGTCCAGGTCAGGTCGTCGGTCACGGCGTCGGCATCGGCCCAGATGATCGCGCCGGCGCTGACGAGGCGGGCGAACTCGGCCGAGGCCCCCGAGAACTTCTGTCCGACGAGGTTGACGGCGCGATCCTTGCGGACGTACTTGGAGAGCTGCCAGTCCGTGTGAAGGTCGAAGCCGACCGCGGCCCCGTGCTTCTGCGACAGGGCCTTGACCGTCTCGCCCAGGGCGGCCGTGTCGATCGGCTCGCCCTTGACGTCGGCGACGAGCGTCAGGGCGATGCGGCTGCCCTGGGCCCAGGCGAGGGCGATACTGGCGCGCCGGCCGTCGGGGTCCATCGCGATCCCGATGGCGGGACGGACGGGCTGGTCGACGGGGCCGCGACACTGGGACCACGCGAAGTCGTCGACGAGCCGTTCGCGCATCGTCGTGACCCAGCGGCAGAGGTTCTCGGTCTCGAAGTGGGCCATCGTGCCGGCGAGCTTGTGACTGCGGTACTGGCGGGTCAGGTTGTCCAGGAGCATCGGCATATGGCCGATGGACGGGTTCGCCTCGGCCCAGCCCTCGACGTCCTCGATGAGGCGATCGGGAGCGGCGGACCATTCGAGGTAGGCGAGGCTCGGGTCGTCGTCGGCCCGGATCTTGACCGCGTTGAGGGACAGGCTCTCCTCGGAGCCGGCATTGCTGAGGTAGAGCGTCTGCGGGTTGCGGCTCGCCATCTGCGTCGGCGTGGCCGCGCCCATGAACTCCTCGCCGATCTCGCGCAGCTCGTCGACGATGAGGTCGTCGATCGTCAGGCCGCGGGGCGCGCCACCGGTCGCGGCGCTGATCAGGTACTCGCCGCCGGTCGACGGCAGGCTGATCGACTCCTGGCCGCCGCCCCGTCGGATCTTGGCGTCGGGCCAGCGTGTCTCGACGATCGGGAGGAGCCGGAGGAACATCTTGCGCGGGAGCTCGCGGGTCTGGGCCGCGTGAAGGACCTTCCGGCCGGCCGCGAGACGGTGAAGGATGTGAGGGATGATCAGCTCGGTCTTGCCGTTCTGTCTCGCAACGATCACGGCCACCTCGGGCCACGTCCAGCGGCCACCGGGACCGCTCGCGTAGAGGTAGCGGCCGACGACGATCTGCCACGGCATGAGGTCGAGACCGACGCTCTTGGCGGTGGCCGTGAAGTCCTTGACCTGGGACCGCGCCGGCGTCGGTGGAGCGAGCCGGGGATGCTCCCGGCCTGTCAGGACGTTCCGCCTAGTCTCGGCTGGTAGCGCCATATGGTCGGCGTGCTCCGGCGTTATTCAGCGGATAGCGGCTTGAATGCATAGATTTCGGGAGCGCCAGTCGTGCCGGGTGCGACCCGTTAAAGAATAGCCGCATATTTGTACCACGTTTATGCACGTCATCGGCACCGATTGCAAGCATTTGGCCGCGTGCCGTGTTATGCGTGTGGCATCCAGCCCTGAGGTTCGATAGTGCATAGAACTCGTGATCCGGCATCCCGTCGTAGACCGGCGTGATGTGGTCGGCGACCGTCGCCCTACGTTGACAGCCTTCGACGATGCGACACGTCCACCGGTCACGCCGCAGGACGGCCTCTCGCGATGCCCGCCATCGAGCCCGGTGATACCTCGGCTCGTCCTTCACCAGCTCACCGTCACCCTGATCACGCCACGGCTCAGTTGTGCCAGTTGCGCGAACGGTGCGGCAAAGAGGTCAATAACTCGTCCACCGGGACACGCGCACCAGTCGACCAGCGTGACGACCACTGATCGGCTACCGGATCGAACCACAACACGGCGTCCACGCCAGTCTCCAACGCGGAGAGCGGGTCCCGCGGCGGCGTACCGGCCCCTTGAACGGGACCGAGGACAGGCAGATCCATGACCGCAGTACCACGAAGCAATGCCGCTCGCGCTTCGGCCTCGGACCACGGCGGCGCGGGCAGGATCTCGGGATATTCCTCCTGGCGCTCGATAGCGATGCGGTGGCAGCGTGCGCACTGGCGCATCGTGACCGTCGTCCCCCGCGACGACGTCGGCCGGCCGAACGGCCGCCAACGATGTCCGGTGATCTGGCACAGGACTGAAGGCAAGCGGTCCCTGATCATGGCTTCCCCCGTGGAGCGTGACCGCCAACAGGACGGCGACGGCTGCCGTACGCATCGGCTCTCATCGACGCAGCACCAGCACGACGAGGATCACGATCAGGATCACGATGATCGCCTGCGTCTCGCTCATGTGCCCGAACTCGTCTGCGTGGACGCCGCGTCGTTGGCGGCCTGCGTCGCCGCTGCCGTCGTGCTTGCGCCGGTGGCCGACGAGAGCTGCGCTGCCCTCGTGGCCGACTTGGCGACCTCCTGGTTGAACAGGAAGCCGGTGCATTGGCCGATGACGGCCGAGACGACGCCGAACAGGATCGCGAGATCCCGGGGGTTGCTGCCGTCGATCGGCTGCAACCACGCAACGATGAGGACGATCATGCCGCCGATCGCGAGCAGCGACGCCGTGCCGTAGGCCGAGATGAGCTTGACGCTATCGATCACGCTTCTACCCTGTCCGTGTCCACGTCTGGGTCGCCGAGCTCGTCGGCGTCGACGTCGTCGTCGGGGAGGACGATGTCGTCGGTCGGCTGGTCATCGGTGATCCCTTCGGCCCGCAGGATGGCGCGATCTCGCTCCGAATCCGTACCGAGGTAGATGGGCCATCCCTCGATCGCCTTCAGCACACGGCCGATCCGTTCCTCGTATGTCATTGGTCCGCCCACTTGCTGGAGATCCAGAAGCCGCTGTACCCGCCCTCGGTGATCCGCACGAGGCTGACCTTCGCGTCGCCCGACGGCGTGACGACCAGCGTCGGCT